GTCTGGAAAGGGAAGCGCAGATGGGATCCCGAGAAAAACGGCGCCATTGAGACACATATGATTCGCCAGGCTCAAAGCATCATTAATCATGATTTTAATTCTGCATCGGCAAAACATGATGTTTCTATTCAGCCTACCTCCGGGGAAGATATGGATGAGGCAACATTATTAGAATCCTTATTATTACAAGAGGCAATTAAAACAGGAAAAGCATTAAACACTCCTGAAGAAGTCGCTATTGACAACGAAACCTCAATTGAACGAAACGAACTATTCAATAAAGTGATGGAAATTGTTATGGATTCTGGCGATGAAGATCTAATTGCTATCATTGAAGCATTTACTGATCCTGATATTGAAGGATTTAAACCACGACATATTAGCAAAAAACTTGGTGTCGGCATAAGAACATACGAAAATAACCTAAAGAGGCTCGCTCGTTTTGTAAAAAGAAATTTGAGTAGTCATTCTAGGTAAAAAATTAAGGAGAGAAAAAAATGAAAGGAAAGAATAACAAAAAATCCACTGATGCCATGGATGAATTAGAAATTGGTTTTCTCTTGGATGAAATTGATAATCTTTCTGAAGAAGAATTGGACAAAATAATTCAGGAGTCAGGAGGGGATATCACCCAAGCAAAAAATATAGGTCTTCGAACATTTAGAGAAATTCAGGAAGAATTTGAAGAGGATTGACCATGACCGCCCTACTAATCCCCGCAATCATCGTTATTGTGGTTAATATGCCACGGATACGAAACTATGTTGAGAAGAACCTTAGATACCTTAGATAGGAGATTTGAAATGAATCACAAGAAAGCACTTGAAATGTTGGTTGAAATTAGGGAGTTCCTCAATACCCCAAAAGAAGATGAGCCTCTTTATCTTGCTGTGCCACTCTTCGCGGCAACAGCTTATATAAATCAGGCCATTGAAGAGGTCAAAGAAATTATCCACCTTGGAGGAGACGACAAATGAAACTCACCCTAAAACCCCGTAAGAACGCTGGCAACATGAGAGAACGAGCCGGATACTTATACTTTCCCAAGTGCGCCCGCCGTCAGTGGAGATGGCTAGAATATGCGGAATGACATCAATACTACAATGGCTGGCGATGGGTCAACAAAGGATGGTTATAGTGAAAAAAATACACGGAATTGACAGCCATGAAGACGCTATAGCATACACAACAAAGTTTATAGAGGATTGGTCTAGCGAGGAGGGAATGGGAGAAGAAGAAAAATCAATGCTGTGGGTTTTTTCCGTTTGTGCTTATACTATATCTGTGTGTGCAAGGGATGCCGGAAATTCAACCGAATCAACGGCGGCTGGTTTGTTTCTGTTGCTAAAATCAATCTACCAGCTAGGGAGAGCAAATGAATAAATCCACCTACCTACAAATCCGCATTGACCCCGACCTGAAAGAGAAACTAGAGGAACTTGCCAAGGGCGTGAGCATGTCAGAATACGTGAGACAGCTTATTCAGCGGGAAGTTCAGAAGGAACACGAACGACCGTCATAGTCTTACACTTAGACTTCCAACATCTAATCTCAACAACCGCCCCCGGTGGAAGGTGCGCCCTGAATAGTAGGGCATTGCAGGTTGTGCATCTGTAATCGTAGCGTGCGTGATGGTGTGTTGGTTTCATTGTTTGTCCAGGAATGCGGCCAGCTCTTGGGCTGCCGTGTTGAATAATGATTTGATCTTCTGGTATGCAATGCCGATAACACTATCGAGCTGCCACCAATACGCACCAAAGAATGAGGACTGCGTTCCTCTTGAACCGATCACATAAGGCGCATAATTCAGATTAGTTCCGTATCTGCCCTCAAAGTTCCCGCCGCCGTACTTGCGGATTTTGAAAATTGTTGGTTGCCCAATGCGCCCGCCGCCCTCAGAAACGCCCAGTGTTCTGCCAAGCGTCCCTGTTCTCCGGTAATTGCTGGATGATGGGGGAGGTGGATAACCAGGCGTTTTCTCCTGCAACGTGAGGAGTACCGCCGCCATTGTGGTAGACATGGTCTGCGCCCACCTTACAGGGTACATCTTGAACCGCTGTTGCAGTTCCTCAAGTCCCCTGGTTTCAATTACCTTTGTCATCATTCTTTCCTGTCATTATCTGCAATTGGTGTTTTGAATACGCTATCGAATCCTCAATCATCAATCCCATAGTTTCTTTTAGCTCATCGTGTATATTGGCTAGTTCAAGGTTCTGCTGCTCTAATGCTATCTTGCCTAAATCCTTGAGCAGGCCAAAGAACCGCAGAATATACGTATTGCGGGCGTCCGGTGTCCAGGTCATTTCAGTATTCCTTTCAGCACGTTCTCAAACATTACTTCGCTGACAATGGGGGATTCATAACAACGGCAGTTTACGTGCCTCGGAGGTCTGGCCGTTGTTATCCCATTATGCTTCACAAGCGTGTTCGCGGCTCTTATCGCCGCCTCCTGGCTGTACCTGCTCCCCAAGAAGTTGCGCATCTGCGGGCTATCTGCAATCGTGCTAGATGTAAGCGTGAAACCACCATCCAATGAGGTCACCATGCCATCCAGAGGGCCACAGAGCGGACATACAAGCTCATCCCTGGCCGTTCTCCACTGCTTGCCGCTTACAACGCCTGACGCATTCCACATCAACTCATTACCCAGCGCAAACATCCTGGTCACCTCGGTTATGGCAATTGCGCTCACACGCCACGGGGGGAACACTACCAGCAACTGCGTCTTCAGTGATTCCAGCGTAGCCCCAGACTGCGACCAATCAGCGATAATGCCTAATGCCCGCTTTCTGGTAGTCTCGTTGATTCCAGGTACTGTCTTGAGCCTGTACGCACGCAAGGCGGCAACTACGGAATCGTTGAACCGGTTCTGGTTGACCAACTGCACAACCTGCGGGTGGAGCAACTCAAGCCCGCCCTGCCCACCTGCTAAAATAGCGGCAAGGACTAGCTCATCTACATCCTCCCACAAATAGGTATTCTCTTTGTCCCAGAAGTCAGCGGGAAGGGTCATGCAGTGTCGCTCCTTCCATAAGGTCAATAAACAAATCAGCGTCATCGGGATGGATGATGTACTGGGCATCATCAAGGCTTCTAAAATACGGCCGCTTTTCATCCCATGGAACATTCCAATTATCATCACCGACAGCCGCAATAGCAAGGGGGTTTAGCGTGTCGTATTCAGGAGACCCCGAATCATGGTATTCTCTAGCGTCATATGCCAGCTTATGCCGTATAGGCCAGAATATCTTATCCATTGTCTACACCTTTCACTATTCGCTTCTTCTGCCCCGCCCAGAAGTCACCGATCTTCTTGCGCCATGTGCGCTCATGCTGCCTGCGCTTGCGGTCATCCTTAGCCGTGAATAAATCAGCCTTCATGTCATCTTCTTCTTCGGGGTTATTGAACGGCATGTTCGCCATCTTCTGTTCAAGTTCCTGTTTCTCTTTCTCCTGCGCCTCTTCGATCTGCTCGATGGTTCTTTCCGGCGCACCCAACATGCTTCTTATCCATATTTCATCCTCAGGCGTAAGCACAATCAATCCGGCCTGTGCGTAGGACAAGAACGATTTCAGCAGCATGTCAGCGTTCACATCCCCAGCAGCGGTATGTTCAATGCGTATTCCGTCCGGGTCTAATCCGTTCAACACTAACAGCCTGGGGATTGCAAATTTACTGAAGGTGTCTGCTAGTATCCTTGCGAACCCGTTGACGGCCATATTGAAGAAGTCCGTTTGATCCCCAGATAAAGCCAGTGACCCAACCCCATCCATGCCAAGCATCAAGAACTGCCCCAGCACGGTCATAAGAATATCTTTCTTGTAACGATTGATTATTTCGTTGGTATCGAACATTCTCGACCCGCCAGTAGACAACAGGGATAATTCCCATCCATCCGGCAATACTACGCCCGCCTGCTCATCATTGCGGATATTGCGTACCATCTTGGCGGCCTTGGAAGAATCGCTGTTCGCCCCGGTTGTGCTTGCGCCAGCGGGTAATTTTATCACGGGAAGCCCGGCAAGGTCTCTTTCAATGCCAACGGCCTCAATCTGCTGGATATTCTTCAGGAAGTAGTAGGAGATGTAACTCGGCCTTAGAATAGACCGCCCCTCCGGGTTATTCGCCTCCACCCGTGTTCTGTACAGTATCATCTTGTCAATCGGGATTATGGCACGCTCACCAAGTTTTGTTTGTTGCTCAAATCCCTCGATGCCGCCAGTCTTATCCATCAACCAGCGGTATACTGTATCCTGTTTCCGAAAGCCGAATTTCTTCCATAGGATTTTAGATCCCACCCTCTCGTAGACCGTCTCGAATATCGAGTATCCGAAGGGCAGCATGGTCAACGCCTCGGATATGTGGTCATCCAGGCTTTTGGTCATGTTCGCTAGGCTTTCCTCAATCAACTCTACACGGGGGTCATCTTCTGTATCACTTACGATTTGCCAATCCACCGATCTAACCGATTGCTCAATAGCCATAAGCAAAGCGGCCACGGTGGGATTGTTCATCCGCATTTCGTTGTACTTCTCATACCCCCGGCTGCCTCTAAGCTCTCTTAGAAAGTCCTCTTGTATGATACCGGAATGCTGTAATAGCCCGGTTGCGCCCAATTCTTCATTGGGGTTATATTGTTCTGTCATGTGTTATTCCTCATTTAGTATAAATGAACCATCTCTCATGCTCGGTGGTCTTATCTCAAGATTATGCAACAAGCGTGTTCCATCTTCCCCTAAAACGACCTTGCTCGGCATAGATGTCTTATTCCTCTGCTCTAACGCATGTATGCGCTGTTTCATTTGCCATATCTCATCTGCGTGTTTTCGTTTCACGCACAAAATGCAATTATCATCATGCTTATTATCATGATACCAAACATGGTACTTCACTGATATATCTAATGCCCCCTCAAACCAAATAGCTTCGTTTTGCGGTCTCATTAGTACCTTCCTCTAAACTTACTCTGCCCGTCCTCAACACCATCTTCTAGCCACTTGCTTTCCGTTACGGGTTGATCATCGGGTAATCGTGTTGCATTGCCAGCAGCCCACACCATCAAGGCTCTAGCAATCACCGTGTCATCATGCAGTCCTTGCGGCGCATTGTACTGGCTTCTGCCCGTGGTGGGGCTTATCTTGCGCTCGTATGCTTCCAGTTCGGCAGTCCACACAGGATCACTCTGGAACTGCCACTCGCCCCGCTCAAAGGCAAGGGCAAGGTTCTCAATCAGCTGTGGTTTAGATGATGCCGTTGTCATAAATCCAGGCTTATCATCCGGCCCACGCATTACCGGGATGTTCTCAATTAATAGTTGCTCTATGATAGGTTCTCCCATGCTATTACGCTCTGGCAGTACGCCGCTGGCCAAATACTTATCCACAAGCACTTTTAGCCTGCCACGCTGAAACGAGTAATCAATCTTGTTGAACCTATCAATCGATATCTCTTCCTTGCAATCCGCACACCCAACGCTTATACTGGTAAAGTCCCCTTGCTTGCCCCAGTCAACACCCACGACTTTTCTGTGGCCGCCGTGGGTTGCATCTGACGGGTTCATGCACGCCTTTATATTTCTAAATACTGTCCCCTCGCCCTCCAGGAATTCAGCCAGTATCTCCTGCCTATAAGCATCCTCTGACATGTCGGCGGTTATTTCTTCCAACGCCTCTTTGCTCAAATGCGGATTATCGTGGCTGGTGAACTTCCACCCCTCCCATCTCCCGCCGTGTAATGATTTCTGGTAGGCCGTGAAAAAGTGATTCCTACGCAGGGGAGTTCCAATAAACACCGCATCACCATTAGTATCAAGCATCATGGGCGCCCCCACCTTATCCCATGCGTCCGGGTTCATCATCTGGTATTCATCCAGTATAAGATAATCAGCATAATCACCGCGCAGGGTGTCCGCATTGTGCGCCGTCTTGCAGCGTATTCTGCCCTTGTTCGGGAGTATGAGCAGTCTCTTTGTCTCATGCTTGTATACTATCTTCTGCGCTATGGGTTCTGCTAAATACGAAATAACGGCATCCCAAAATGCCGCCGTCTGTTCTGCTGTGGGGGCTGCCTCTAATACGCGCCTACCTTCCATCGCCTTATACACAGCATCCATTGCAACGCCCGTGGTCTTGCCTCCCCTGCGGCCCGCCACGATAACCTTACGCTTTGCTGTGCTATCGAGGAATGCCTGCTGTTTCTCATGCGCCCTCGGTATCTTTATCTGGAATGTCGTCATGCACTACCTTGAATATGATTTCGCCGTCCATCGCCACTTCTTTTGGCGCATCCAGTCCCAAGTACTTGGCGCGCCTGTCCATTATCCTCAGGCATCTGTCTACCGCTCCCTGGCTGCCCTTTACCGCTTGCTGGTACATTGCGAAGAATAGTTTATCTAGCCTCTGCAATTCTATGGAGCGTACATGCTCAGCGTTCTCCTGTGATTTCTCAGCAAGGTCACCCAGCACTTTCATGACCATCTTGTGTGCCGCCTGCGGGGTAACGCCAAGATTATCAGCTATTGATTGATAGGTTGCGCCCGCCTTGCGTAGCTCAATTGCCTTTTCTCGGCGTTCTACTGCGGTAATTTTACGGTTGCTAGTCTTGGATTCGGTCATTTATCAACCTGCTATTGCTCAACCAATTCCGGCATTTTCCCGGTCATCTCGTGCCAGCGCTCCAGTGTGACAGCCACGTATTTTGGTTCAATCTCTACCCCGTAGCATTTGCGAAATAGCTTCTCGCAGGCAATCAGGGTATTGGTTCTGGCGTTTACAATCACATCTTGAACCCAGCCGACCTCATCCAGCACACCCAACAGGGCATCTTGCTGGTTCTTGGGATGGATGCGGAAGTTTAGCGGGTTAGCCAATATCTGCTCAGGGTCAATTTCGCCCACGCCAATGATTCTGTTTCGCCACTCAGTCATACTACACCTTTACTATTTCTGCGGGGAATTTGATTTCAGGCAATGGGCGCACCGCAATCTGTACACTTTGTCTTTGGTTGCTGCCAGTTGCCACAATATGAGCAGGGGATCTTGCTGGCAAGGCCGAATTCAATAGAACCAACACACTCGCTCAATATGCCGGGCAATTTGGGTGCGGCCTGGAATTCCCCGGTTGTCAAGTCTATGCTTCCGCTACCAGACAACAATCGACCGCCAGTGCTAAATCCAAACTGTAACGCATCATCACAAAGTGTCACCATCTGGTAATCATTGCTCATTTCTTTTCTCCCATGTGGGGGAATTGCCAGCCATGAATTCCAAGGTCGAATTCCAGTGATCGTAAATAATATTATCTGCCATGATTTCATCTATAAACATTGCGAAGTTGTTTTCTATTTCCTCTGGCGTCAACCCCTTAGAACTTCCCAAATCAGATAACAAGTCACTCATTCCATGCTCCCGTTAAATACAAATATCATATATTAGATTGTACTCTATTTGTTAGTGGTTGTCAAACCCTATAAACCCTATAACTAACAAGCCATCTCTAACATAGCAGCAATACCCTTTATTGGCTATGTAATAATGCCATTCGCCGTCCCTCGCTATACATTGCACCATGCCTGTAATCCAGGGCGGCTTGCTATTGTGCCACACCCCCTCATCCACCCTGAAGGACAGATTGTGAAACGGCCATAATCTTAGTTTATTTAGCATCTCTTAGCTCCTGCGCTTTCTTCCACAGACAATCTTTGTGATCCTTGGATGATTCCTCCATACCACAAAACCAACACTCCCTGCCAACATAACTTCTATCTGGAAAGGGGAGGTAATACGGATCACTGTCTGCCAGTTCCCTTATCAGGTCATCTTTGACTTCTTGCACAATTCTTTTTCTTTGCAGATCCAACTCTTTATATATCTTATAGGCCGCTGGGGCATGTATAACCTGTTCCCCGCACACCGTGCATTCTTTCCCCATCGCACTAACCTCTATGGTTTGCCCAAATACAACAAACTCAAAGTCAATCTCTTTGTCAACTCTCTTGCATTCATCCCGCAGGCACAGTTCTTTATCCATCTGCTAACTCCTTTACTTGTTCGTACAAACAATCGGATTTGTGAGGCTTGTCAAAATACGCTTCGTTGAATCCTAATGTTGCCTTGATACGACAATATCGACAATAGGCATTTTGCGATCCCCTTTCCCATACTTTGACCATTTGCGTTGGCATTGTCCACAATATGGCCCTTGCCAGTATTTTGATTGCCCTGCGCAATTCCTTATCCATCTGCTAACTCCCTTACTTGTTTATCGTCCACCCCAGACAACTCCCTCACCAAAATATAAAGGCAATCATCCTCATGAACTTTATTGAAACCATCATAAGGCATTTCGCACGAACACCCTTTTCCATCAGACAATGCTTGCAGCATCAACCACAGCACAGCCTTTGCTAATATCTTTATTGCGTCCATTTTTCTAATAACTCCCGTTGCTTTTCCGGCTTATCATACACTGAATAATGTTTGCGCCAATAATTGTACGATAGTCGCCATGTCAATTTGTTTATTAGGGGGATGTACTTTGTGACATCCTCCAGAAAAAAGAGAACCCGCATCATTCTCATCACCTTATCAATTGCGCCCATCATTCCTCCGATACAATAGAACCCAAAATAAACAGCACTGCCAAAATCAAGCGGAATGGGGAGACTTCTTCCGGCGCATATAGAGCAACCCAAAAATGCCTACCCAGCAATAATATACCTATGGCCGCATGAAAATCTGTAATCTTCATCATTCCTCACTTTCTCCCATGTGGGAGATTACGCAAACAATAACCACACGATCACATTGACAAATACAATCGTTTTTATAAGCGGTACACTTCCAACCCAAATGTCATATCCCCACAAATAGCGCGCCCACTGTTTGATCCCCCGCGGTTTCATGCTTGGCCCCAATATATATTGTATCGCCTTGTATTCCCGAAATTCATTCATGTTGAAAATGGTATCAATAATGATATCTTCCTCATACTTATTCATAACTCATCACCTCTCGCCACCGACTACCCGGCAGCTTCATTTTATCCGGCATACTCTCTAACCATTCTATCATACTTTCTAATCCATACCGTTCTACTGCTTGCTTCCAGAATAACCTACGGTTGGCCTCAGTATCATTATGGCACTCTTTGCACACCATCTGGATGTTACGCTCATCGTTTACCCACGGCTGTCTCCACTTTGTATGCTTGCCGTCAGCTCTACCAAATAATGCATGGTGAGCATCTACCGCAGGTCTGGAAAAACATATCTCACAGACTGTACGCCTATCCTCGTACATTAGGCGGTATTTCTGCTCGTTCCAGTTATTCAAAAATATACCCAACTATATAAGCGCCAAGAACAACGCTACCAGAAATAAATAACACGGTCATTATCTCTGGGAATAGAGAAGTAGCTCCAAACACCACGCCAAACACCACGCACCCAACCAACAATCTCTTTATGTGTATCATTACATTACTCCCAGACCTATAAGAATTATCGCTCCCACGGCATAACCCGCCGCCAAAAATACCGCCGCTCCTATCAGCGGGAGTATAATACCATCAAGGAATTCACTACCCATAATATAAATTCCCAAAATTATCACCCCTATTATCAACGCTAAGATGTGTATCATTTTAGTCCCTCAATTCTATTGCCCAACAAAATATCATTCAGGCGGTCTTCTATTGCGTGGATCGCTTCTAGATATTTTAGAAAACGCCCCCGTTGCCCAGGCAATATTTCCTTTCCGTCCTCACTCAAGCAGTGGATTATATTAAATCTCAAATCTGCCGCTTTCACCGCCATAGCATCAACATCCCCAGAATCCATTATCCTTCTAATGTATTCCATGTACAAATCATCTTTTTTCTTTGTCAACAAATAGACGATGTTTGCCACTTCAGGGCCAAACATATTTCGGATGGTGTCCCTTTCAATCTCTGTGTCTTCTAATATGTCATGCAACCATGCAATAATTCTCTGGCGGTCTGTTTTTATTCTCTCATTGTATACAACTCCCATCAAGTGATAACTGTACGGAACTAGCACCCCCCGCTTTTTGTACTCTTGTCCTTTGTGCCACGCCATCGCAACATCGTGTGCCTTGCGTTCATTCATGTCACACCCCCTCCTCGTAGAATTTCACCAAGTCCCTTAAGTCGTTAATCGTGACTCGCAAACCCGGGACTTCTTCGCCACCATCACCAAAGCGGGTCATAAACAACGTATCCCCGTCTCTTGTCACTATTGCGTCAACATAATAGGTGTAATCCGCACTCATCAAAACATCATGTATAATCAACGCTTTTTCATTCATGTCACACTTTCTCCTGTTCTCTCCCATGTGTATGTACAAATATCCGCATCCTCTGGGGACAGCCACAACGCCCCAACCACCCGCATACTTCTGGCCCGGTTTCCTTTCACTCCCGATGAAATGTTTTCTATCAGGCCCTCCCTGGCTAATGCATTCAGGCAATGGCTTACGGAGCTTGTACTTGTGTATTCGGAATTCTCAATTATTTCTCGCATCGTTGGGGCTGAATGATGTTCCCGGAAATAATCTACAATGAAATGGTATACTGCTTCTTGGCGTTTATTCATTAGGGGCATCCTCCAACTCGCACCACAGCGGAATTGGGAAATCATCTATTTTTTCGTTCGATATGCCGCACCAATACTCAAACCACGTCTTTGTCTCTGTAAAGTCAGTAAAACCCTCCTGATAACAATGTGGGCACATTCTGCAATCAGCTATTTCTACCAGTTTACTCATCACTCAATCCTTTCGCTTTTTCTTGTAAATCCTCTAATGCAGACATCAGCACTTTAGCATCCGGCAACAATTCTTCTGGGATATTTGATACCAGCTTACGCATCGACCCAACTACGATATTCAGGAATATCTGAAACGCCGGAATCCCTTGCTCCATCTCTTTCTTTCTGGCTTCCATCTGGGATACTGATTTCTCATTCTCCCATGCCCAATGAAGTAATTCCCGATCTTCTCCGGCGGTTTCATAGTGGCTGAATTTGATCCTTGTGCCTTGATAAGTATAAGGCTCTCGCAGTTCCGGCGGCCAATATCGTGCCGTCCTCTCAAGTGTGTCAAGCTCCCTGTAAGATGCTCCACTTGCGCCAGCAAACATCCGCAGGTATTTTTCTCTTGACCCGCGATAATGACTGTTTTCAAGGCAAAACGCCGCCAGCCAATCGGCCAAATCCCACCGATTATTCTCATGGCTATCGTACTTTTCCTCGAATTCACCCATTGCCGCATCTGGAATAGCCAAGGGCTTTTCTCCCACGTGGGAGGAAACTTTAGTTATCATTCTGGCACTACCCAGTTTGAACAAACAACAACCTTGTCTGGGCCTCCGACATATCGATACTCTGAATAGCCAGCTCGATAACACGTGCCTCTGGCGTATTCATCGTTCGCTACTATTCGGGCAAGCCCCAAACCAAGCAACCCAATTGCCACCAAAACAAAAACACCAAATATCCATTTTTCTATTTTATCCATCTTTGTCCTCGCTTTCGATGAGTTCAATTAATTCTAGGCTTACATAATGCTCCATAACGCCATATACACGCTCATCAAAATGCACTAATGGCATACTCCCAAGACTATCATGCATGACCTCACCCTCATGCACCTGTCCATCGACCATCACACGTACCCTATCTCCTGGTTTCATTTTCATCCTCGCTTTCGATGAGTTCAAGTTGGGATACATGGTGAATCCACTCAATGGGGGAATTGGGCCAAGCAACTGCACACGCATACTTTAACACATCCACCACCCGCCCAATATCCCCAACCTTCAATGAGGTAAAATTTGTGCCACCAATATACCGAACCCTATCACCTTTCTCAAAACGGCTCATCGCTATCTCCTTTCGTGTTCAGGAATACTACACGATCTGCCACAAGCTCATAATTCGAACCGTACGTATCATCGCTTTTCTTGTACACTCTCGGCCCGCCAGTCTCTTTGTCATGGTTCATACGACCTTCAACAAGCACCTTTGAGCCTTGCTTCAAATAGTTATTGCACGCTTCAGCTTGTGAATCCCACACAGACACTCGCCACCATACGGTTTCTTTGACCTTCTCGCCATTTGAGGCGGTGTATTGTCGGTTGGTTGCAAGTGAGAAGTTTGTTACTGGCTTTCCGTTGGGGGCATAGCGCATTTCAGGAACGCTTCCGAGGTTTCCTACAAGTGTTATTTTTTGGTAGCTCATTATTTCACGTCCTTTAACATCTTCTGAATTTCGTCATTAATTTTATCCTGTCTTTGCGCTTGTTCTTGCATCGATTTCATATAGTCCTCAAATGTCTTGGCAAACACCGTGACACTTCCAATGGTATCCTTGAGTGCCTCCGCCTGCTCACCGAAGAATGCAATCTCTTGCCCGCCCAAAAGAAATACACTCATGTTATTTTCTCCACCTTCGGAAAAATCGCGCACATACAATATATTATCAAGGTGTATTGATGTATTATCAACCTTTACAAAACGGACGTTTTCTTTCATTATATTTTCCTTAAACTGATTGATGGTTTTCCAACTGTTTTGAATTGCTCGATCTCAGGATGTGCCGCAGCATATCCATCTAACGCCTTCGTGTCCCAAGATACCCTGGGCTTTGAATACACCGCCTGATAATATGTGCCCTTGACGGTTTCTCCGTGCGCCAGTACCAAATCTTTGATTTCGTCTCGCAGAGTATTGATATTTTCGTCCACGGCTTCATCCCGTCCGGCAAACTCTGCCTCAATAGCCTTTACCTGGGCTTTGATTTCAGGCGTGTATACCGCGTCTATGGCTTCTTGCATCGCCAATCTGGAAGCGTCTTTCTGTGCTTCATACTCGGCAAGCTGGTCTAGTTTTTGCTCAATCATTATTCACGCTCCAATAATACAACTTTGTCTGGTTTTCCTTCTTCGTTCAGAAGATATGTTGCAGTCCACTTTCCGGTCGGGGTGTTTTCCTTCATCGGGTCTAACTTCAACCCTGCCTTCTCCAAAACCTCAGGCCAACACGTAATACCGTACTTTGTGAACTTGCCGCCTTTTACAACCCAGCGGGGATTTTCTCCACCGGACGCCAGCTTGATGCTTTGCACTTCGATTGTCAAGGGAAGAGCAACACCGTCAGAATCCACACGCGGCTCATCTGCCTTGGGCGTCCGCACAGAACGGGTATACCCACGCGCTTCCAATTCCATAATCACAGAATGAAATCGCTCACCCCATTCATCCGCTTCTGACGCTCGGATAGTGATCTGTCCTCCATAACCATCTTCATGGTCAAGGAAACAGTTGAAGCTAATGTTAGCTTCTCCAACTTGGGTTATATAGTTTGCTACACCTTCTTGTTCTTTAGTCATTGTCTTTACTCCTAGCTCCAAATATCAAAATCCTTAATGTCATAATCAGAAACGCTTGCCACATCGTTATCTCGCTGGCAATTGCCGCACCTGGGAATACCTGGGGGATAATAGATCCCCACACAAGCGTCAGCAACCAGATCTTTACCACAAAGTAAATGACCGTTTTAAGTAGCTTTTTAATTGCCTCGACTAGTCTATCTAAATCCTTTAACTCTGCCCATTTACTTCTCATTGTCTTTACTCCTATTGTCCGCATCCCTCATCACATGAAGGAATGCATGGTTTGCCAAGTGACATATTTTCAAAATCCTTGCCGTGAGCAATAGCTCGCCAATCAATGCCGACCATCTCGCAAATTTGCCGCAATATCGGCGCACCATAATTCTGATAATTGTCCCAATCTATTTCATTGTACTTTTCGTCCCCCATAAGCCACACCCAGGAACTCATGCGATCAACAGAACGCCCAGCACTCAGACCACGATGATCTTCCGCCTTGCTTATTGCAAAAGGCATATACTCAGCTATTTGGGCAATTGGGCTCTTTACCCCCTCCCTGTCACTGTTCCACTCCGACTCAGTCACCCCATCTTTTAGGTATGGCTTTGCATTTGCATATGGAAGCTGTTCAATCAAGCCGGATATACTAAATCCAAACATGTCTCTGTTCTTGATCTCTTCTATTCGTGCTACTATTTCACTTGCCGTTCTCATCATCATTCTCCTGTTCAAACATAGCCAATTGTTTTCCCCCACGTGGGGGAATTCCACAAAAATATTCTAAAAGCTCTTCGATAGTATACTCCCTTTCCACCTTTATGGGCCAGTGAATAAAGGGCCTCTCTGGAAAGTTGGGGCGAACACCATTACTCATCCAAAGCCTCCGCATGCTTTCCGACTGACCAACGCAACAACTTATAAATAGTGCCAGCCAAGCTCACTGCATCCAACGCATACAACCACCCGAATATTTTATAGACCCAACGCCAAAATCTAGCCTTCATGACTTACCTCCGACATAATATTCCTTCACCTTTGCCTCAAGCTCATCAAGCGCGATGGCTTTTGCTATTGAGAATCTATGCTCATGATTGTCTCCATCAACGGAAATACCAAGCGGAATATAGGTCAAGCGAAATGTTGTCCTTCCATTGGGGACGGCTTGTGTCCACGTCTCAATTTTTATTAAATTGTGATCTAGAACCATTTCTGTTATTGCCCTCTCCAGAAACACTACTCTATCTTCCGGCTTCATGTTCTCGCTCCAAACTCACACTCAGGACACCAATCCTTGAATTCTCCATCAAGCATCTTGCGGTCTAATACTTCTCCGCAATTGCCGCACAGGAGATACAATTCAGCCCCAACTGCTTGGTATTTTGCAACATCTCCCAGCGTTAGATTTTGTATACCCTCATGATCGCCATCTACCACTCTGTAAAGTTTAGTCATATTCAACCTCCATATCTAAATACCCATCACAACTTGGGGATAATTCTTCATGGTCGTTCAGGGCAACCAGTTCCGGCCGCGTCCTTCCTTTTTGCTCAGACACACCTGACTTTCCACATTCTGGGCAGTACCATTTAACTCTCATTCAACGCCTCCGCTTTTGCCTCTTGTTCCTGTTGCCAAATCTCATCGCGGATCACTTCACAATCCCGTGCAATGTCAGCCAGAAGATCAATCACTTCTTGAGAGATGTCCTCACCATCCACTTTCCGATCAATGAGAATATCCCGCCGCTTCCACATTATGTTTGCAAAGTTGTTCCACTTATGCCATTCAGGCGTGTGTTTCGGGTTTGCACCTTCCCATCCGTGTGTCATGCGTGTCCTCCATAATCCAGGCTTTTCAGCTTCTCAACTGCTTTTTTATTGAGCGATAACGCCTCTACTGCACAATCCCTTAATATAGAGTGTTCTCCCATTGGCCCGTCCTCTCGCAGTATGTAAATCATACTCGCAAGTATCTGCGCACTTTCATTCATGTCATCCAGGATCTTTTTCATTTTGTAGCCTCCAAGATTTTCCGTAGCTCATTCATAATCGCAACGGCTGCATGCTTCTGACCCTCCTCGTGGTTATCCCGATCTATGTCCGCTCCAATCCATTTGTCTGTTTTCTCAATAAACGACTCAATCTCTTCCCGCAATCTCCCATGTGGGGGAGAACTTAGGGCATCCAACCGATCTTTTATTTGATCTACTCGCTCTTTGTCTTTGTAATACACGTTGTCCCCGTCATCAAACACGACAGTAACCCAATGGTTGTCTGGATAATATCTAACAGCATGGACATCCTGGAGATTTATTGTGTCGTCCCCAACCTCTATTTTATCAGCATTGAAGTAATCATTTCCTACTTTGATTATGTTCATTTCATGTATCTCCTTTCACCCTCGTATTATACACTGAACATCTGTACAAATCAAGTGGTACTTAAGTACTATTCATAAAAACTCGCACATCTGATAGAATGATGTTGGTTTTGATGTCGGCCCGGCTCAAAATCATAGAAGCTAAACCGGGTCAGCTTCTATGGGAGGGTGTAAAAGCCCTCCCCAATCTGGAAACTATGGCGAAAGCCGAAAGGATATTGAGATGGAAGAAATTACAAAAGTCTCGTTAGTTGCCCACCTGGATGATTTCCACTTTGGGATATTTGATCCTGAATCTGAGGAATACCACATCTGGGGAGACGCAACAGAAGAGCAAAAGGATCGTGCCGCCGAGATAACGGGCATCACCAAGGACGGGCTTGACACAATGGCTTATCTATTCGATGATTTCCTTGGCCTTCTGCGGCGAGACCTAGAATCCCTTTGGAGACGCATGGACAAGTTAGAAAAGTAACACCCCGCCGTTATGACACTCAGTAACGAATTCCAGCATACGACTATGAGTGTGACGCTGGATTGACGGCTTATGGGCGTGAAAAGTTTCGACTGGTAGGTCTCTCGGCCAGATAAGTAGCAGGTTTAGGAACGGCTTGTATTTCTGCTCACCACCAGTACCCGGCTGCAATGTCGGCACGTCCACAAGACTAGGTAATTTATATGGGTCGAGTATCATATAAGGTTGCTAGTCATATAACCAATATAGTTAGTCGAAAGGAGAAATGATGAAGTTGCGAATTAGATGGAAAAACGGAGTTAGAATTTCTTTAACGTGGGACGAGGAATGGAATCACACATCACTGTCCTTGACGTGGAATGAATTCAATCAGGACTGGGCTTTATTATCTTTTGCGCTTTTTTGGGGCGACATCAAAAAAGACTATATTGATATATCGCTTGTCAGAATTGCGCTTGGTTATCTTGTGTTTGATGTTGACCTATATTTGGAGTTAGAAGATGATTAAATGGACAAAGGTAAACGGGAATCTCCCAGAAGCCCCGCTCGATGGGATAATCATATACAAAAAATATATTGGCTCAGGGCTAGACCCCCATATATCAGTTGAGCATGTCCACGATACGTCTCGCTGGGGAATGGCTAACAAGGGATATTACATTGCTACACATTACACATATATCAATGAACCCGGAGAAAAAGACCTAATGCAAGAAGCCCTGGAATATGTACAACGTTGGCTTTTAGAAACTGGACTAGATCAGGAAGTACACCCGTCTGTCCCTCAAATTATAAATGCAGCACTTGGTAATCCACCGGAGGATGAATGATGTTAATGTACAAATACAGAAAACTAACCAAGCAATGTAAAGAGCCTGTAATCGATTCGGATTTTTCGAGGCCCGCCAAGCACCTTGGTACAACAATTTTCCCCCACAAAATTACGCGTCCATGCAATCTTTATATAGAGGATAATCAAACGTTGTGCGACTTCCATCTAGAGAAAAAATATTTGCCCGGCATTCATGCAACATACGACACCCTCGATCACCTTGGGATGGAAGAATTTTATAGGGCGCATGAAGTATTGGAGGCCATCCGGAAGATTGTTGGTGAGTAAGAGCGTTGACTTCTAAATAATATCTGGTATACTTAGTTATCTGACTACATAACAAATAACCATGGATCATACATCCTCAAGATGCGGTTTGTCAGATGACTGTATTTTGGGGATGTATGTTTAGAGAAAGGAGTAAATAATGTTACACAGCTATTCAAGCCCCTACAATATTGGACATAAAGCACTAGAGGATTTCTTTGACGGCAAAATAGTCGTACAAGAAAAGATAGACGGTTCACAAATTAGTTTTGGAAACCATAATGGTGAATTATTTGTGCGGTCAAGAAGAACCCCGATTGACCTTGACGATCCTGGAATGTTCGCAAGAGGCATAGATACAATAAAATCCATTGATGACATTCTGTATAATGGATATACATATCGAGGGGAGTATTTAGCGAAGCCCAAGCACAACACCCTATCTTACAACAGAGTACCTGTTGGGCATATTATTATCTACGATATTGACCGCGGGGATCAGGATTATATGGACCCGGAAGAAATAGAAAATGAGACACAGAGAATCAATCTTGAAGCAGTCCCTTTCATTGGTGAAGTATTCCAGAAGCCCTCTGTTGAATGGCTTGATGAATTATTGACAAAAGAAAGCGTTTTGGGAGGTGTCAAGATTGAGGGCGTTGTCCTCAAGAACTATTCAAAGTTTGGCCCTGACAAGAAGGTTCTCATGGCTAAGTATGTGTCCGATGCCTTCAAAGAAAAGCACGGGAAGGACTGGAAGGAACGAAACCCAGGACAGAATGACTTTGTAAACGAGCTTGCGCTGCAATATAAAACAGATGCCCGCTGGATGAAGACAGTTCAACACTTGCGAGAATCTGGGGAGCTTGAGAATAACCCCCGTGATATTCCGAAATTGATGCGAGAGGTCAACCAAGACATTTTGCAAGAATGTGAAGAGGAAATAAAAGACGCCCTGTTCAAACATTTCTGGAAAAAGACAATCAGCCGATCAGTTACACACGGACTTCCAGAATGGTATAAGGGCTTGCTTGTCTCCGAATCTCTCCCACATGGGGAGAAAGGAAATAAATAATGAGCAACGCCATAGCCGCATTGATATATGCCCTCGTGGAGATGATGGATGACCTGACTTTCTGGAAGGGGCTATTTATACTATTTGTAATTTATGCCCCGTTTGAAGGAGTTGCCATTATTATATGGGCTATAAGAAAACATCCAATTCTCCCACATGGGGGAAAGTATCATGAAAATCCGGAGACCATCTCCGAGATTTCAAGTGGGGGGAAAGAATGAGCGACCTGTCCCTGCTCAAAGAAAATCTTATCTCGGACATTGAGAAAGAGTTAGGGCCTGGGGATAATGTTTCGGGCTGGCTTTCCTGGAACTGTCCCTTTCATGACGAGGACACCCCAAGTTTCAAAATAAACCTTTCCGAGCCAACTAAGTATCACTGCTTTGGTTGCGGGGAGCATGGAGACATTTTTGACTGGTGTCAGAAATACCACAAACTACCTGGATTTATGGCCGCCCTGAAACACCTGACGGGAGACGAATTGCAAATGACAGATGCCCTGCGTTCTGAATTGGGCGCAATACGAGCAGAGCGAGCAGCAGACAGGGCAGAACGAGCCGCCACGAAAGCAGAGCAGCAAGTAGATGCCCTGATAGCCTTTCAGCAAAGCGAGAAATGGAGACAGCACGAGAAAGCTATCCTGAATAATGATGAGGCTATTGCCTTGTGGGAGCAAGAGGGGATTAATGTAAACTGGCAGGGCTGGTATATGTTCGGAGTTGCCCCAGATTTCAAAGAGGGATTAGCCTTAACAATCCCAATACGTGTGCCGTACGACAAAAAGCCCGTAAATATAAAATATAGAATAGTCGGCAGAACGTCCGATAAGTACAGACAGGAGGCTGGACTACCTCCGGCCATGTTTTGGGCGTTTCCGGGGCTTGACGTGTCGCCTACGGTCATTCTAGTGGAGGGGGAGAAGAAAGCCGCAGTCGTTTTCAGCAGGCTTTATAATAAGGATAATCCCATCCAGGTAATTGGAGCGCAGAAGAGGCTTGACCCGCCGCTTGTGAAAAGACTAGAAGGGGCAAATGTATTTTATGTTCCTGATCCCGACGTGGATGAGGTTACAATATGCAATAATGCAAATATGCTAAATGCAACCATAATAGACTTACCTGATAAGGTGGATGATATGATAATAAAGAATTACCTGAAAGCACCGGATTTATTGAAGATGAAAGGTAGGAAGGCATGAGTGTAAAAGTAATGGGGTTGGTGTGGGATGCTGAACTCCCAAAGCAAGAGAAGTTTGTCCTCTTGGCCTATGCGGATCACGCCGGGCACAATGGAGAAAATATATTCCCGGCTGTTGCAACGATGTGCCGAAAGACCGGGTTCTCAGACAGAAGTATTCAGAAGATCACAAAAAGACTTCTGGAATTGAAAATACTCGAAAGAAATGGCTACGGCATGAATGGAACTAATAAATATAATATCAATCTCGATGTGCTGTCCGGGTTTATACCCCCCGAACATTCTTCGCCCCCGAAGGAAATTCACCCCGAACAGATTTCGGCTAAACCTTTAAGTTCTAATAAGAATACTACGTATTCTTATGCGTCTGAACTTCGGAAGCATTTTTCAGAAATAACAGGAATTCCCGCCCCTGATTGGGTAAGTTTATCCGAAAAGGAAAGAAAACACATGGGATCAATGTGGAACACACCAATAAAAACCATGTATGGAATGGCAAACAAAGACATTGACAAAACCAAGGATGCAATGAGCAAGGCGGTTGGCCTCGCAAAAACAAAGGGGTTTGATGTTTACACCCCAAAATCAATTGTATCCGTTTTCCCGTCTTGCCTTATTGAAAAACAAATAGCCATTGTAGGAGACATAGTATGAACGATAAACTGATCTACTCACCGCCGGAAGCCTCATCCCTGACCGTCAAGCTTATGGAGGATTATAGAAATAATCCAGACAGCGGGACTTCATCGGGCATTGATAAACTAGACCAGCACCTTACCCCCTGGCGTTCACACATTGTTATCGTACAGGGATTTACAAACCACGGCAAGACAACGCTTATGAATTACATCGCCAAGCAAAACAGTCTGACGTGCGCAGAAGATGAAATTATCGTTCACATCGACACGGAAAACAGCCTGGAAGAAGCGGTCATAAAAGACATCTCGGCGGTATCGGATGTGCCAATCCCATCCATCCTTATGGGAAAGACCACAGACTTCCAATGGAAACAGGTCATGCAGGCCGCCATGAACAGGGCGCAAAAGCCCATTTGGCTTATGGCTCTTAGCGAGAAAGACTATAGGTCAGGCCAGCGGGCAACCGTGCCGATGATACAAAAAGCCCTGAATTTTGTTCAGGAGACGCAGGGCAAGAAAGTCAAGATGGTTGTCCTGGACTACTTTCAGCGGATTAGATTTCATGATAACAAACAACCCGCCAGAATTGTATACTCGGAGATGGTCAACATGCTGCAAGACATTGCCCTGGGCTGTGGCGCGCCCCTACTTTTAGGATGTCAAACATCCAGAAGCAGCAAGAAGCGAGATAACAAAATGCCAGCCCTGCAAGACCTTCTTGAAACATCCAATCTTGAACAAAGCGCACGCACCGTTATTAGCTGCTACATGCCTGGGAAAGAGGATTACAGGGTTGGGGAATTATGGGGAATCGGAAAGGGATACACCGTGACCGATGACTTGATAATGCTGTCCATTCTCAAGCAGAAAGGGCCATGCCCCAAACACATCCCGATGAGAATCAATTATGAGAAAATGAATTTTGCCCCTTTTGAATAAATTTGTGATAGGATATATGTAAAGGAGAATATGATGACTATTACAGCAGAAGAATTAGAGTTTGTGGAACACATTCAACCATTGCCTGTGTCGTGCTTTCTTTGTGCGCATTGCCATATCGACCCCCCATATAATTACTTTCACTGCGATAAAAGGCGGTGGGACTATCATGATCTTTGGGATGTAGCCATGACCACTACAGAACTTTACGAATCCCTCCACGAAAACCTAGTAGTCAGGGCGGCTACGTGTCCTGATTTTGAGAGGAGAAAGTGATGAGCAAGAGAATTGTCAAGATGCACACGTTTGATACATGCTGGGACTGCGATTACTCGTGGGACAAGATTGGGAAGTGGTGGTGTGGTCACGAGGATTTTTATGATGACAACGATCCCGAAAACTTTGGAAGACGCATAAATATAGAGGCCACCACAATCCCTTCCTGGTGTCCATTGGAGGATGCTGATGAGTAAATATTGCTGGAATTGCAAATGGCTTGTTACCAATTACCTGAACAAAGGCGACTGGGATGCAATGTGTGTCAACCTGGATGTTAGCTGGATTGACAATAAAATTGTATTTGATGGCGAGGGATGGAAAACCCCCAACTGGTGTCCTCTCCCCCACGTGGGAGAAATGGAGAATAATGATGAGTAAGCTGCTGATTATTGACAATTGCTTGATGTGTGGGTGGGTCAGGGATGAGGGATGGCAAACTCCGTACTATTGCGGACATGAAAAAGCGGAAGGGCCGGGAGACAATGATGCGTGCTGGAAGGTAGATGGTACAAGTATCCCCGACTGGTGTCCCCTAGAGGAGGCAGAAGATGTATCCTGACACAAAGCGGTATTATGTTTGCTGGATAGACGAGGATGGTACACGGGGAAGAACCAATTCGTTGCCCTATTCTGCTGCTATCGCTTATATTGAGGCGCAAAGATGGGGAGGGGTGAAAAGCGAAATGTGGATTGAGGACGAAAACGGGGAGCGTGTGGAATGAAGAAGCGTGCGCTTGATGCAATTTGGCTGCTTGTTGAAACAATTCTTTTGGATGAATACAAGGGATACGGGATTGTCTATACCAGTATAAAACACCACATATCCATTCCCGTGGATTACGATATTGGTTGGGACGCGCCGCGCCCCCATACAACAAGAACGATAAATATGGAGAGGTATTTCATGAACCCATTGGTTATCTTGATGGGCGTGGATCACTCGGATAAAAAAATATATTTGTACAGGGAGCGCATTGATGCCAAAAAGAGTTGACGCAAACCAAAAAGAGGTAGTAGAGGGATTGCGAGATGTCGGCGCAACAGTGGCTCATATCCACATGGTTGGCAAAGGTATGCCGGATTTGATTTGTGGATTTAGAAAAACTAACTACCTAATCGAAATTAAAGATGGAAATAAGCCTCCGAGCAAACGCAAGCTGACCCCGGACGAAAAGGAATGGCACGAGAAGTGGAAGGGGCAAGTATCAATAGCCTATTCCCTAGATGATGCGCTGCGGATCATTGGAGCAATTCCCCCACATGGGAGAGAACAATGAAATATATCGTGAGTTTGTCCGGCGGCATTGCTTCTGCCGTGGCCGCAGACAGAGCCATAAAAAGATATGGCAAAGAGAATGTTACCCTTTGGTTTGCCGATACCCTATGGGAGGATGAGGACTTATACAGATTTCTTTTAGACTTGGAGTCAATGTGGGGCATGAAGATAATAAGGCAATCCGAGGGAAATAATCCGCTTGAGGTTGCAGAAGATAAGCAAATAATTCCAAACTCTCACATTGCTCCCTGTTCTTATGAATTAAAAATAAAACCATTTGTTGACTATCTGGATACCATAGAAAAGCCTGTTACTGTATTGCTTGGTATGGATTATACCGAAATGCACAGGATGAAAGCGCCCAAGAAAAATTACGAGGCCCTCGAAGGCGTCACCGTGGATTACCCGTTAATGTGGAAGCCGCTAGAGTTTAGAAATTACTTTGATATTGTAAAACATGAATGGAGGTTAGAAATACCCCGCCTTTACGTGATGGGATTCAAGCATAATAACTGTGGCGGCAGATGCGTCAAACAAGGCATAAAAGAATGGAAGCGGTTAAGTGTTCATTTTCCAGATAGATTTGATGAGGTTAGCAAATGGGAACAAGAACAAAGGGCCAAGGGTGGGCCAAGAGAAAAGTTTTCTATTGCAAAGGATCAGAGCGGCGGAGAATCAAGTTCCCTAACCCTCGAAGAAATAAGAGAGCGGTATATTGATATTGACAAGGACAGCGGGCAAGAGGACTTGTTCTCGTGCTTTTGCTCGTACTAAATCCCCCATATGGGAGAGAAAGGAAATAGCCGTGTCTAGTAAACGCAGGCTTAGAAGAAGAGCATGTTCATCAAAAAAAACATATGAAAACAAGGGGGATGGTTATTATACTTTGCAATGGATGTCCCGAAATGGGACGTATCACGGCCACATTGTATATAAGTGTACATTCTGCAAAAAATGGCACATTGGCAGGCCGGATCACAGAAAGAGACAAAGCATCAACGCAAGCAGGAGATACGCATGAGCCAGTATTTTTGTTATTGCGGTAATCCGCTAACAGCAGAGACAGGCAGGCATAGAAAGAGATACTGCATTGAATGCACGTCCAAGAGGGGCATTGGAAAATTCATAGTCCTGCATGACCCAGACCCTCTTGGATTTAGCAATGGTGCTGAATTCTCCCTCATTCAGGGGAATGAGAATATCGGCAACTACACCAACGGTACAGAAATAGAGGTTATCCGAGAAGCCTCAGGAAAAGGATTAGAGGCCGGAAGGTACATAATGATGGGCAACGGAGAGAATCAGAAAGCGGTGAGGTTGACATCCCCTAAAAAGTAATGTATACTTATACCAACATACCCGTCACGCCTCTGGCTTCATCATAAGGGAAACGCTATCCGGAATCGGAGTACCTTGCTAATGTACATGCGCAAATATGACGGGTTTTTTTATTCTGGGTTGACCAATGAATAACAGAAGAACAAGAATAAAAAATCTTCCTAAATCATTAACAAAATCTCAGTGGAGCGCGACCATCGACCATTTTGGAGGGCTGTGCGCATATTGCGACAGTCCATGGGAACACAAAGATCACTTCTTCCCCGCTTGTATGGGAGGAGGTTACACCAAGGGGAATATGATACCATCGTGTTCATCGTGCAATCAATCCAAAGGGGCGATGCATCCAAGGGATTTCTGTGATGAGGAAACTTATTTCCAAATAGAGGAATTTTTATTGACACAAACTTAGAAATATAGTAAGATAAAGAAAGATACCCGCCAATCCTCTCCAAGGATGCTGACGGGTTTTCCAAGGACTGACCCCACCCATTGGTGGATGTAGGCCCTGACAAGTGTCTGCTGGAAGCAGATAGCTCCGAAATGCGCTAGGCGTTTGAGTAGGAGTACCCGGCCTGAAAAAGGCCAATTAAAAGTGATGAGGCCGTATAGGGATGTGAAGCGCGGCGTCAAGATGCTAAAAGGACTATTCTCCTGCGCCTTGATGAAACCACCCACATCTGGCTACGTTGGTCTGCGCTAATGTTGGGAGGGGTTGTTGTGAAAAGCCCCCGGAACGCCAGCCTCATCACACCAGATAGCGCACGGTGGACGTGCAGGGTTGTAGGCTTCATGCCTGCTAAGATAGATGTGTGGCCCGCACTTGGGTTCGATCCCCTTATCTGGAATAGTCACCCAGACCGCTTAGACGGAGGTAGGTGACTGCGGGTTTACGGGACAATATCCGGCAGACCAAAAGGACGCAGGCGTAAGCCGATAGAGGATACCCGACCCATAAGCAACAGCCCCCGTAATTGGGGGCTGTTCTTTTTATATGTCAATAATCACCTTATATTGGTATTATCTCAATACCAAATGAAAACGCCCCACAAGGGGACGCTTTCACGAAAAAGTTTGTTATCGCATCAACACTATCTTATCATTTATCCTGCGGGTTGTCAACCTCCGAATAATAGTAAGCGCTTGCCCTACCCGTAGGATATGGGCCGTGTTTCAACATCCTGCCCTCCCTTACGGCTTCCTCAAACTTATTGCGGATCGTGTCAGACTTGTTATATTTCAGTCCATATTTCTCGCAAAACATTTTGATTGTAAAACTTCCCTCAGGCGGTGACATGCTTGCCAGAATTTCACCAATAACACTATTGTGCATATCATCATTCAGACCCGGTACTATTTTGGTGACCATGTCGGTTTCCTTTCATAAACATATTTCAGCCGATAGGTATCTACAATCTGCCCTCCCTTGCACACCACAACATGACCTCCCACATGGGGGGTTTCTACCGTTGGGTCAATCCGATAAATAAAATCATTGGTTAGTTGCCATGATGGGACTGCAATCACATACGGCAATTCATCGGAAATGGTATGCCCGGAATAATGGAAATGGCCTCTCGATATGACATCCGGAACGATCTGTTTATTCTTTACCCGCTTCAAAATAATCTCATTCTTTAGCGAGTTCAACCCGTTGAAGTCAGTCCACTTTGTTCTGTTGCGGCCATGATGCGCAATCTCAAAACGCACGCCAGACAACAAAAACTCGGCATACCAGTGTGAATACTGCTCATGTTCTTTTGCGGGGACTGAGATGCCCTTAAAAAGCGTTCTGCGGGTACGTGGGTCAACGAGGTCGCCATACTCAGCGGCTATTCTTTCGTCAATCCCGCCAGCCTCCCCGATGTGGGCTTTAGTTCCTCTAACTGTATGCATTGAATCAACCATCTGCGTTAGAGGTTCAAAGAGTTTTATTGCATTAGATACTATTATTTGAGGGTCTTTTGTCCAGAATTCGGCTGACCTGTGTTTGTAATCTATGTCCCCCATGTCCCCCAGAAGCGAAAGGTGGGTATGTTTGGGCTTCCACTTTTTGATTATTGCTTCAACGTCTGGAAGAAAATACTCACTCCATGCCTTGAACAACCATCTCTGATCCTCATTAGGCTTGTAGTCTAAGCCTGAATCAGGGTACATGATAGCTGTCTTATGGCCTATGTGTGTATCAGAAACTTGAATCTCAATCGAAACCTTTTCATCGTTCATAGTTCCTTCTTTTCTAGTTGACAAAGTTTGGGGGCGGTGTTACCCGCCCCCTGAAAGGAGGTCTCTCTTGCGAGAGTTAAAATGGTAAGGGGATGAATGACCCTTACGCGTATAAGGTCATTTACCCTTGGATGTATTTGCGGTAAATCAATCTGGCGTATTCGTCAATGAACAAATACAGGGCAATCAAGTTGGACAGGTTTAGTTCAAGCCCGGCAAAGTCTACTTCTCCCGAAACATACAGGGCAAGCCCGGCAAGAATAAAACTTCCAACACGTACAAGCGTGCGCGCATCTTCGTCTTCCCATCCAAAATATTTCTTGATCTTCTGGAAAAGAAATGGGGCAGTTGGCACGCCTAAGCCTGCAAGTAACGCAAGCGCATAACCCAAAAGCTGTTCCGCTGTAAGTCCTGCAAAAAAATCTAACATGTTATTACTCCTTTATTGGTAAGTACGGGTAAACTAGCTTTCATATTACTCCTTTCTCACAAAACTCTGGCAAGCAAGAACCGGAAGGATAACGTCCGACGCCAAACAAACCGCAAAAGTCAAATTGGCAATGCGGCAGTTTTCCTCCGGCAGCCCTGGGGAGTAATGAGCGCAGGACGGACACAAACTAATGTCTTTGTGTTTGCCAAGATACTTTTCCTTTGCCCATTTGATAGTCCCGTAATGCTCGAAATAAGTGAACATATTACTCCTTTCTCTACTTCCCGCAATGCTTGCACGGGACATGCGTTTGATTGTCGGTGGTCGATGGCTTTGTTATTTGGGCCATCCTCTCGGCAAGTTTGTCATAATCAATCGGCTCGTAGGGTCTATATGGTTCATATTGGGGCCAAGGCCATTGATTTTCACGGTCAAGTATTTTTTCAAGGGTGTTTATTGGCTGTGGATAGTACCACATCTTTACTCCTTTCTCTACTTGAATATCGCCAACACTCCCGCAATTACCATTCCAATGGTCGAATCGGCGGCATTCCATTTGCGAGTAGAGTCTACCTTGGTATCTAACTTCTCGATGTTCTTGGTGTTGGTTTGCACCTGATTAGAGATAGCCGATAGCTCTTCTCGAACCTTGGAGATTGCGTCTCCATTCTTTGTGATAGCTGATACTATTCTATCCTCAAAGCGGTCAAACCGTGCATGTAATTCTTTGTTGGTGACTCTACTATCTACCATAATTCTACCTCATATTAGTTGTTTATGCAAGCGAGAATACGCTCTCTTTCGGACTCTCTGCCTGCCTCGAAACCTTTCATAAACCAATCTTTGCCCTCGTCCGGATCGTCCGGCCCTTTCACTGGCCGAGCAAATCCCCGGAGCATCGGGATAACATCATCGGGATGGTAGTCAACAATATTTCCGTCTACGCCAATAGGTTTGTCATTCCCATCAAACACACCGGGAATCTCCATTCTGTCAGTGAACTGGTGTGCCCAGTGTTTTGCAAACGGCTTTATACCCAGCGGAGGCCCGCCATATCTAGCCTCCCAAACGCCATCAATCAATCCCTCTGCCCCATTGCGCATCCATGTAGGCCCGCCCCAGCCATTGGTAATGTTCACCATCTTGAAGTGATCCCAGCTCCCCTTGCTTGTGTAAAGCAGGGAGAACTTGTCCCGCTCATCTTTCAGGCGGGTCAACGCTTTCTTTAGTGCTAATTGTTCATTGCCAACACAAGGATTATAGGGTCTTTTGGGATCTCCGTTGTAATGGAACGGGTTCTCAAAGTCCCACGCATCAATTGAGATGTCATCGCCATACTGCTTTGTATTCTCGATGTAAAATTCAGCCTGGGAAACAGGGTCTATCAGCTTACCGCCTACAAGCGTACGGTGAAAGTGGAAGAATCCTAAGACTCTCCCACTCTCCAGAACGCCGTCAGCGTGTTCTTCTAGCCTGTCATCCCTGTACCAAGTACCCTCGGTCGCCTTGACAATGACGATCTCTACCTCTCTAGGAAGTAGAGAATAATCGACTTTCCGGTAATGGGAAACGTCAATCATCAATGTCTTGTCCGCAGGAATAACAAAATTACTCATCCGCTTCCTCGCTTTCTCCCACGTGGGGGGAACTTTCCAGCATTGCCCTGGCTTCATTTACAACGCCCCAGAAGAATAAATCATCCCTCTCGTTTGCGCCTTTCAGCTTGGAGAAATACTGGATTATTAGGTTTAGCTGTTCTTGTGTAAACATTACTTTCCTTTCACTAGTTTGTAGCATTTGAGATTAAGTTCCAGTTAGTACCATCATATACCAGTATAACTGTATCACCATTGTTACCTATTAGAACTCGATTGGAACCGCAGTTGATATTGCCAGTGCCATCCACCATCGTTATTGTATCTCCGGCTCCAGCCTGAAAGACAACAATATCTCCTGCACCAACACCACCATTTATCTGATTAAAAGCGCCAGTAGTTCCCGCGTTTGGATTCAGCGTACAAAAAGATTTTGTGATGGTTATAGCCGCTCCGGCTATTGTCAAATTCTCTGCCGTGCCTAAACTAAACAGTGCATCAACTTTTACAAGGTCAAATGCAGCATCAACAAACAGGGCGTGTGTTTTTGTATCCGATTCTACGCGGAAGTCAATGTCATTCCCGCCTTCATTAAAAACAATTTTATCGGTTGTCCCGTTTTCTGTTAGTGTAAAAAACTCTACACTAGAACCAAGTGATGTCTTGATTATATTCACACCGCTATTTGTGCTATAGTCTGTCAATGCTGACTCGGTTGTCTGACCAAGAGCGCCGACCTCAAGCCTCGAATTCGCAAAATCCTCATTCCTGTTTGCTATTAATTTCGCTTGCACATTTGGATTGGTGAATGCATTTAGTATAAGAGCCTCATCGGTTCCACTGCTTATCCATCTAAATGACTTTGCACCGGATACTCCGCTGGACGTTGAATCAACTACCAGACCATCTGCATCCGCCACGCCAGCCCCAGCACCCCATGTAAACTGTCCCGATGTGTTAAAGCCAACCTGTA